CATAGTTCTGAGAGATGTTCCTTTCCTCGTCCTTCATCGACCCCATCACCGCCTGAACCCCCGCCTGCATCTCGTGGGCCTTGGCGAAATCGTTGTCCTGGGCGATACTGGTATTGATCGCATCGAGCTTCTTCAATACCTCATCCACCCGTCCCCGCGAAGCCTTCACGTATTCGTCTGCCTTCTCCGCCGCCGCGCTCCACGTCCCAGACGCCTCCGATACGTTCTTCTTAACCCCCGCCGCGATGGTATCGAGAGCCTGCATACTCTTCAAGGTAGTCGCCCCGGTCATCTCCAAAGCCGACGCCGCCTTCTCTGCCTGAGATTCCAAGGCACCCTGTTGGGTTTTCGCCTGACCGGCCAACGAGCCGACTAACGCTCCTTGTGCCCCCGATAAGGTAGTCGCCCTCATCCCTGGCAATCCCATGTCGTAACTCTTACCAGCATAGGGCTTTGCCGTATAATTCGTTAAGGGCTTGATATCCCCCCCAACGGTCCTTGTCTTTGCCGCCGCGTCCTGAATCTTCTTGGCGTAGTCGTCGTATCCGGGCATCCCCGTGACTGTCTGTACGCCGGGTGTGGTATTAGATAGTGCCATTAGTCTGAATCCCCCCGCCTTGCCATTCTCAACACGCTTCCCAAAGCCTTGGCTCTGTTCCCCAAGACTTTGAGCGCTGCATCATACAATTCGGGTTTGGTGGACTCCGCCTCCTTTGCTCGCATGATCGTATCTGCGAGGTTTTCTACTTCGTACTTTGGAAATCCAAATAGCTTCTCTTCTTTTGGTGTACAAGCCATATCGTCACCGTTCCTAGGAATACTATCTTATATCACTCATTGTACCACAAATCCCAATTTGGTCAAGCCCCATCCCGGCGGGAATCCGTCAAAGTGAGGTTAAATTCGGCGTCCGTAAGCTCGAACGACACCCCCGACGCAAGCTGCTCGATGTACGGTTCCACGTCCACCCCATGCACACCGAGAGCCACCGCGGAGTCCTTGGGGTCCGGGGCCACGGTTGGATAGGCTACGGCAGATTCCAGAGTCGTGCTGTTGTTCCGGTAGACGCCCACCCGCCACTTGTTGTTCACGTTATTGGTGAATCCCGATAGGCCCCTGGTCTTCAACGAGACCCCGGCCACGATCCATCGGTTGAACCGACTGATCCCCTCAAACTGCAACGGCCACGCCCTCAACGAGAACGGTACAGGGCTGACTGAATAGGTATCCCCCGTAGAGAAATCATTGGGGAAAGCCGCCGTGAAGGTGATCGTCTTCGTGGAGTTGTTGATCGTCGCCACCGTCCGGCCCAACCCGGCGTTAAGCCCAGTGGAAGCGTAGAGTTTGGCCCCCACCATATCCGCATGGAACGTGGCATTGGCGTCCACGAGACTGGCCCCCGTCGCCGTGGCCGTACCATTCAGGGTGTAGGAACTACTCAGGTCCCACATCGTTCCCGACCCAGCCGCCAACACGTCCGGGGATACGATCAGGCCCGTCTTGGTGATGAAGAACGCCCGGTCGCCCGTCCCCGCCATGCTGGGGCCTTCCGACACCCCAACGAAGTTGGCCCCGTCCAGCATCGTGACCACCTGCGTCGAGTGCCACACGACCAGCATCTCCTCCCGCGTCGTATCGAGGAAAAACGAAGCGTTGGCCAGAGAATCGTACCCACTCTTGATGTTGGCCAGATCACTTTTCCAATCGTCAAAGAGCACCCGATCTGCCGTCGATACTCCCCCCATGCTCCCATCCATAGCGTTCAGTATTGACACCCCCAAGCCCGTAATAAGGAAGACGCTGTTCCCCGCCGAGTGTGCGGCCTCCTTCCCCACGAGACCCCTTTTCTTATGTAACCTCGTGAACTGGATGGGCTTCAACTTCCCCGACTTGTAGATAAACACCACGGCGTTGTGGCTCAACTGGAACATCGAGTCCCCAGCCGTGATGAACCGCAATGGTCTACCGTCTTCGGGTTCACCCCTCCGCAGGTTGTACGTGCTGAAATACTCCGGAGATAGGTGCTCTGCGGAGGAGAACAAAGTATCCTGTGCCCCCGCCACGGACGCAGCCTGCCCCATGTAGGTCTGGCCCTCATACCTTCCGATGGTCCCGCTCTGCGGAGGAGTGCTCACGATGTCCTTCTCCGGATCGTACATGGTCTGGAACGGCAGCGCGTCATCGTAGACCGTCCCAATCGTCACCTGCATGGCGTCCCACGCCCCAGACGTCGCCCAACTTGTGGCCTTAGCGATTGTCTGTTCCAGGTAGAATATAGAACCTGCGGGGGTTGAATCTCCTATGTTGATTGTTCGGAATACATCAATTGTATCGAACAGGGCGGCAAAGTCTGCGTATACCTTCGTAGACACGACTGCCGTATTGGCAGGGAAGTCAATCACAGCCTTGCACTGGGTTTGTGGCGTGGTCGTATCAATCCCACCTCCTGTAAACGTGGCCCCCGACACCGTGAGGTCGTTCTGGTAGCCTCCGGTCTCGGCCTTGGCAAGCGTATAGGCGTTCCCCCCCGACCCCTCAGCGATTGACTGCAACAGGACGCTCGATGACTGCGCCTGCGCCGTAACGATAGAGGAGGCGTCCCCGTTAATCGCGTCCGCGAGTGCCTGAGCGTGGTGGGCGATTGTGGTCAACCCGGTGATTGGGACGGTAACGTCCCCCGTAATGGACGAGTTGCTATCCGCCTCGTACACCCGACCGTTGACCAGCACCTGGTCGCCGTCCGAGAAGAGTCCGGAGTTCCCCCCCGCGGAGATGAACGATACCGTACCTGTTGCCTTGGAGGATTCCCACAGGTCGAGTTGGACCGTCAATGGGTCGCTGAGTGCGCTGTAGATACCCCGCGTAGAGGCGTAGAACCGATAGGCCACTTGGTAGGTCCCATTCCCCACCAGTTGGTAGCTCGAATCTGCGGAGGAGCTTGCGAGGGTCATGGCCCCCAACTCCGCACTGAACGCCCCCGGCCCCGAATCCACCGCCACGACCGCCGATCCATTCCAGTAGATTGTCTGCGTGGCCTTGGTATCGACTCCCACCATCAAGTAGCCCTGGTAGGAGGCACAGTCGATTTCAAGTGAAGACGTGATCGAGTTTCCCGCCGCCCATATTGCCAGGACCGACCACGTAGCTCCGTTGTCCGCCGTGTACACGAGGTCGATCTGCTCGTTCGTCGTGCTGTTCTGGCTATCCCATCGGATCACGAACCCCCGGTAGACAGTCGTGGTCCCCCGCTTCTGGAACGTGACGCACTTGAAGAAGTCCGGCCCGTTGTAGGCGTCGATGTTCCCCAGCCCCGATACCCCGTCGAGGTCCAACACCAGCCGGTTCCCGAAGTATTTCCGCAGGCCCCCGTTGAACCTCCCGTCCACCCCGGACAGTCGCCCGAACGAGCCGGGTTTGACTTGATTGGAGGGGACGCTCTGATCCATTCGGGGAGACTTGAACGTATACGCTATGTAAGGCCGATCCTCAGACATTATTTCTCCTACGTTAGACTACAGTCGGGTACGCCTGCTCTGCCAACATCCGTACCGCAAACATGTACTTGAACACCTCGTTAGACTGTGTAGCCAGTCTCACACGCAGTTCAAGATCAACAGAGTTGTCCCGAAGGATCGTGTTGATTGCTTTATGGTAGTCCTCATTCGACGCGTTCAACTTCGTTAAGTTCTCGTGCATGTTATCTCCTACGTGGCCGTTCCTAATTTATTGGTGATCCAACTCGCCGTGATACCGTGCAGCCTTACGTCATCTGCTATGGTGTCCAGTGCATCTGCGGACTGTCGCGTGAGGCGACACAGCATGAGTACGTCTGTAGCCGACGGTAGTGTGGCGATGGATATGTCAGTTCTAACCAATCCCTTAGAGGTAGTCGATGCTATCGGGTTGGCATAGATCGTGGTCTCTGCCGCAGGGTCCATCGCCTCGTTGGCAGATCGCCACGTGTACTCCAGACGCCAGTACGCCTTTGCGGTGTTGTCCCCCGGATCAGCCGTAGTGGAGGACCAGTTGAGAGTGATAGTAGACGCGACTGAAGTATCCCGTCGTCGGTGCAGACGAATCTTGAACGATAGACTCTGTTCGTTGGCCGCAGATACGTCCGCGAAATTCCACGCATGGCTTTCCAATGCACCAACAATAACCTCCGTGGCGGGCTTAGCACCAGCGGCTTTTAACGATGACGCCCCGATCCACTCCGAGTTCAGCACCCGTGCCGTGCCGTACAGATTCAACTCGCCGTCCGCCGCGAAGTTGGCGTAGTTGGTCGTGCCGCCATCACCCAACTTGGCGGTGCCGTTTATAGCCAGTCCCGTAGATGTCAGGAAATCCGTGCCGTTGAGGTTGAAGGCGGTGTTAGCACGAACCTTGCCGTTAAATGTGGTGATTGGTCCCGCTGGATTCATGGTGCATATCGTAGTATCTACGTCGCTGGCAGCGGACACTCTGCAAACAAGTAGCCCCCCCCTGGACAGATTATCCAGATAAAAATTTTGACTTGCCACAGAGCTGAAAAACCTGTTGTAGTTTTCAGAAATGTTAAATCCAGTGAGACCATCAGATGAAGTAACGGACAGGATTCGATGAGTCATGGTGGTCTGGGTGTCGGAGAAGGTGGTATTGTTGACTCCCCCTCCCACCCGAACTACAATCGACTTATTCGCGATGATGTTATCGAAATAAACATTATCGTCAGAATATCGAGTCAACAGTGCTTTAGGTGTTCCGCTTGAATCCTTATATTGAAACGATACGCTGTTGTTTAACAGCAACGTTCCTGTGAGAGTCAACCCGGCAAACGTCGGACTGGTGGCAATTCGACAATCCTGATTCAAGTAACTATCCCCGGTGATGGTCCCACCCTTGGACAGCAATATGTCAGCGGTGTAGTCGAAACTATCCCGGTGGATATGCAGTCCATAACTGGTGGTAGCGATATTGGCCTGGAAGTTGTTGGATATTCGCAGACCCGTGGCAAGCGTTACCGCCGCCCCGGCCTGACCATCCATGATGATTTCTGCGCCCCGCAGAGTCGTGATGGTCTTGTTCTTGGCGTCGGCCGTGAGTGACATTCCCTCCAGGGTGCCGACGTTTCCGCCCACCAACCCAGACGTGGCCGCACGGGCCTTGCCTTCAAATGCCCGGATCGTGCCGCTGGACGCGAAGGCCCCGTTTGTCACAACAGAATACACACCTCTGAGTGTACCTGTGAGAGCGTTGGTGCCCTGAGTAATATCCAAATCCAGGATAATGTCGCCGCTTGCGGTAGTATTGAGGATAGAAATTTCCTGGGTAGCACTTAAAGTCAATCCCGCAAACACCGGACTATCCGCCGTCGTAAGTCCCGCCACGGCTGCTTGATTCAACGTGGCCCAACTGGGAACCGCCCCGGTGTTGCCCTTCAGGTATTCCCCGGTAGCCCCAACAGCAGCAAGTTCTCCAATTGTGTTGGCCGACGTTGCCACAGGAAGTCGAAACGCCGTCGCTTCATTGGGCAGGATCAGCGTTGACCACAACGGCACGGTCGTGACCCCGCCGCTACGCAGGTAAGACCCCACAGCAACGTCCACAAGCCCCGCCAACGTTGTAGTTCCGGTGGCGTGAATGATATCGCCAACGGCGAATACCGACTTTCCGGTCCCCCCATCCGCCACAGGTACATCAGTCCCTTCCGCCCTATAGACGTACTTGGACCCAATAGTAACAGCGGTGGGAATATCTGTGCCCCACGCTGGGTTCGTTCCGGACCCACCTCCCACAAGAATCTGGGCTGTGGTCCCAACTGCCAACGCCTCTATGGGTCCCGCCGCCGCCCCGACCAACAGACCCCCATCTGTGAACGTCGATGCGCCAGTACCTCCACTGGATACGGCCAGATCGGTCCCCGTGAGGGTCAACCCAGCGAACGAGGGAGAATCTGTCGTCCCTAATCCCAGTACCGTATTGGCAGCCGCAGCGTTCGCGGCCCCCACGATGCTCCTCCCCGTGGCCGTAAACGGCGTAGTGGTGACGGTAGCGAGATCGTTCCACCCACTGTTCTTGAACCACTCATTAGCGGTCCCGGTGTTAACGATGACCCCTATTTTCCCGTCCCCGGAAATCCCCGCGCTCTCCCACCAATAGTTCGACGCCGGAGGATTCTGCTTCTTCCACAGGATTCCCCCGTTGAACGTGACGTACAGGTCCCCCGTCGCCCCCACCATGATAATCTGCCCGTTGTCGCTGATATCGCAGGTCGTCCACGCCAGGGTATAGGCGGTCGTCGGATTCCGCACCGTCCACGTTACCCCATAGTCTGCGGAGGTGTAGCAACTATTTGCCTGCGTCGTCCCATTCGTCCCCACGATGACGACGTACTGTCCACTCTCACTCATCTTCATATCGTTGACGGTGAACGTATCTGCTCCCGCCGGTGTGATCGTCGCCCACGTACTTCCCGTGTTCCCCGACCGATACAGCACCCCGTCGGACTTCCGCTCAGAGATGATGTACGTCCCCGTCCCGCTGCATATCCCCTTGTCCCACTCAGTCGTTTCCCCGGCATCGGGCAATACGTTGATCCAAACTGATCCGAAGTTCGTAGACAAATAGAGTCCCGTGGTGGTCGTGCAAAGGATGAACGATCCTCCGGCCCCCAGTCGAACGGTGTTGATAGAAGTAAGAACGGGCGTGAATGTCCACACGTCCCCCGTGACCGTATTGTCTGCGTCGTCCCAGGCATCTACTTCCCAATATACCTTTTGGGAAGGAGGCCACTCCCCAAATAGAGTCGCAAGCTCTTCGGCATTTGTCACATAGGACAATTCGGATTGCCTCTCGGACACCAAGGTCATGCTTAGTTCATCAGGACCGATGGATATATCGTAAGAGGTAGCTCCCCCCCCGTTCTCCCATGCCAGAGTAAAATCTGAAAAATCCACCCCGGTATCCTCATTCTCCGGGGTAGGATTTATGGGTTTTGCCAATTCGGTTAGATCATTGAAAGATATACAACTACGATCATTATACCCATAAACAAAGGCAGAGCCACCCCCTGTTTGTGAAACAGTAATAACGGGGGAGTCATCTATGGTTATGACAGATGTATAAGGCTCCCGAACATCAGTCAGTTCACCATAAGGATACCATTCCCCCGATTCATCGGAATTGATCGAACATGCTGGGTCCCCAGGAGACCATGAATAACCGGATTTCTCACTCCAGACATACCATCCATTACCAAGCTCCTTCTCCACCACCTCGGTCAGGATAATTTCGGCATCATACCACGTATCCTTATCAATGTCTACATCAAACTCAAACTCCACAGTGGTATATTGTGTAGGTGATCCATCTATCAAGTCCCCCAATTCTATCGTAGAAGACTCAGCCAATACAGAACCAGAGGGATAACCGTCACCGTCCGCTGCCGTTAGTCGTAGGAAACAAGTTCCGGAATCTACCCCTGTGGTCCCAATGTTCAGCGTTATGGAATCAAGATGCGCCATTATCCTATATACTCAAAACTACTTGTGCCCAAGTTGATCCATAGTTCGAGGAGGCCCAGAACTTCCCGTCCACCCGGCTCGTCTCCCCCAGGGCCACGGCGTTCCCGCTGGCGTCCGAAACGTTTCCCATCAGGAACCCCTCCGCAGGGCTGACGGTCCTAAGTGCCCAACCGGCCCCGGTGTTCGTGGAGACGTACAGGCCCAAGTCGGAGGAGATGAGCATGAAGGACCCGTCGTGGTTGAGCGCGAAGTCGTTCCATGTTTTCGTCGCCGCCACGGGCATGGGAACCCATGTCTCGTTCCACTCAATATGCGTTGCGGCCCCATACGTAAGGGTATCCGTGACGCCGCTCTGCGCCTGCAACTGCGCCAGGAGGGAACTCAAACCCGCCGACCCCACGGGGTAAAGCAACTGCTGGATCGTCACCTGTCCCGGAGGCCCCGCCGGTCCTGGAGGACCCTGGGGACCCGTCAACCCCTCGATGTTGTATGAAACCCCCTGCCCTGCGGAGGAGAATAGACCATTGTTTAGGTCCCGAAGTTGTGTATCCCCCTCTGATGGGCCATAATCCCCATACTTACGGGCAGTGCTACCTCCCCCCCACGGGGTATAGATACCGAGACCATCCACCATGTCGGCGTTGTCGATCCCAGGTAGGTAGATACCTTGAAGTGTCGGAGATCCCAACCCCACGTCGCTCGACTGGCCTGTATCAGCAAAAACTACACCCATCAAAACCTCCGATATCTGGAGTTGTCGGCGGAATCACCAGACATCCTGGAAGAGTCAGGCATACTACTGTAGTACGTGGTCAGCCTCACGTTGCGAATCTCGTTCCGGTAGGCGTTCAGGATACCTTTGGCCCGCTTGTCGTTGCCCTCGGTGGACATAATACGGTAGGCCGCGTACAGGGCCACAACCATATCCATCCCCTTGTGAATGGAGGGTGCGATCTCATAGTAGATGTACCCGTCGCTCGTCGTCGGAATAGGATCAAGTGCAATGGGAAGAACCGCCGCCCGTGTGATGTTGCTGTACGAGGAGATGGGAATTTCCTGCAACACGTTCCCCACCACCGTCGTTCCCGTCGCCCCCAGAATCCGGAGGGTACTACCAGCATAGGCTTCCTCGTGTGTATCAAGGGTCCCGACGTTGGGAGTGGCCCCCAGCGTCACAGTTTTGCCGTCCGCGCTGATTGTGCATGTCCCATTGTGAAGGCGAGATACCCCGGACGGAATCCACTCTGCTTTGAGGGTCGTTCCGATACCCAGGGAATCTACTGACTGGATATGGAGGAAGTTCTGTTCGAGCCAAATCCGCCTCCCAAATGGATTGAACCGTCCCCGCCCGTCGTAGTAAATCTTGCCTCCGGAATCATCCTGGTCGTACAGGCCATAGAACGACCCCATGATGTACGGGAGTCGGAATACGGTCGTATTCGCCGCTATGGTGATCGTCTGTTGCACCACCGCTGGCGTCTTACTCTGTCGGTTCACCTCGTTGAGCACGAGGATGTACGCCTTCTCCAGGTGCTCGATGATCCGGGCGTCCGTGTACTTGGCACTCACGTTCGGCTCGTCGAGTGATTCCCGCACGTCCGCAATGGCCCGCGTCAGGAAACTGTCCGTGTACGCCGCCGTACTCCCCACCGCCACCGCCGTCGCTATGTCCTTTGTGAACGACACCGACCCCGACGCCGCCGTGAACTGTGCCGGGGCAAACGTGTAGGCCGATAGGGTGCAGAACACGTAGTACGTCGTGTATTCGAGGTTGAACGTCACCTGTCCGTTGGTGTCCGTCACCTTCGTCCCCGCCACGGACCCCGACCTGGTATTGGACGAGTTCACCCATACGCTCACCCCCGACACCGGGGTTCCCCCCGTCGTGCGGATCGTCAGTGTTACCGAGTAGTCCCCCACCCCATTCGCCGTGGCCCGGTTCTGAATCGAGAACATCCCTCCGCAGAATTGGACGGTCTGACCATTCACCGTGATCGCGTTGATGACCACGAAGTAGTCGTTCCCCACCGCGTAGAACCCTGCGTCGGAGTTGTCACTCAGGTCAATCGAGATTCCGTGAATCCCGGTGATCCCGTCGAGGTCCGTTCCGTCCGTATCGAGCAACGTGTACCCGGAGTCGGACGACCGCTGCGTCATGCTCGACCCCTTGTACACCTCGATGTCCGTCACGGCCAGACCCGTCTGGGTAATAGGCTGGGACGAGGACCCAAACGTATTCCAGATCATACGTAACGTCGATCCAGCCGCAAAGTCCCCGTAGTAGATTGGTAGTACGATCATGGGTCCTCCTTCTATGACATCCAGTGTGGCCGACCCGCCGCCAGTTCCGCCCCCCGCAACCGCGAGGTCTATGTATTTGATTGTTGTCAGTGTGGCCGATCCACCACCTACTCCACCCCCGGATACCGCGAGTTCTACGACAATCGAAAGTGTTCCGGACCCACCCCCCGTCCCCCCGCCCGATACCGCCATGTCAACGTAGGTCACAGCGGGGACGGTGTACTGGGACGCGCCTATATCAAATCCGGATTGTTGGGAGGCCCCAATGTATAGGCTCATTACACCGTGACTCCGCTGTAGGTCTGTGCGTCCAGGGCTGCGTCAATACAGGAACTCCCCGCCCCCAGTGTGAAGTCAATCCCCTTCACCACTCCGAACGTACATGAACTGATATTGTTCGTAGCGTCCGTAGGATCGGTTGCCAGAGTTATCTGTCCGGGTATGCTGGCCACTGAGGAAATGGCATAGACAGCCAACTTGATTCCCGTGCCCGTGCCTGCGAAGATCGCCAGATAGTCTGAAGTTGTTACACTGGCGAATGGGTTTGATGCAGACGTGAATACCAGACTGGTTGCGACCGACGCTCCATCGGTGCCCTTACCAATTGTCCCGGTCAAGGCTGGATCAGTAGCAATATCAGTGGCTCCTGCTGTCACGTTGGTACGTGGGGTCGTGTTTCCGTAGAAACAGTTGTAGGCCCATGTGTTCTGGAGTTCGTTAGTTCCCCAGTTAGCTCCGTTGTAGCAATCCGCGATTATATTGTTTATGAAGATACAATCGAAAGAGGCGGAACTATAGATTCCGTTCTTGCAATTGCGTATGGTGCAGTTTACTATATCGTCGCCTCCAATTGGATTTATGCCATCCCCCGAAGTAGCCGTCGCTCCTCCACATGTGTCAACCACACAACTGAAGAAACGACACCCTGATGTGATACTTTGAAAACCGATAACGCAGTCATGGGCATAGCAACTTATATGGGTGGACCCGTTTGATCGAAAACCCGTTCCCGCCGGGGATGATCCCTCGCAACCGATCATGTTACTACCAACAGGAACAAAAGCGTACTGATTTGCAGTGGCGGAGGAATTCACGCACTTGCAGTTGAAAATAGTGCTTTGTCCGGAGGATGTAAAAACGGATGCGGCTGTTCCGGTGAACTGTAGATTAGACCAGTTGGAGTACGTGCCGGAACCAAAAGTAAAAGCCCCACAGGCAATGGTGGGTCTATACACTCCCACACACGAATCCGCCCGGCTTGCCTTATACCCCTTATATGTGATTGGCAGTGGTCCCGTGCCTATTCCGCCTGCCGCCACATTACCCGCTATCGTGAAAGTGGTTCCGGGATTCGTATTCCCACCTGAATACCACACGGTCATTCCCGCCAGTAATGCAGCATGAAACGCCGTGTCTTGTGCCGCAATCCCGTAGGCCAGCGCACCGCCGACATTCAATGTGATATCTTTGGTGGTGTTGGCCGTGGCGTTGAGGGTGCGGTCGAGGGTTATGTTGTTGGCGTCAACCCTGGTCTTAATCTCGTACCAGCCTACCGTGGCGTTGGTGCCACTCACACACTTCAACAGATTGCCCACCATCGCCGCAGTAAATGCCCCACCATCCACCGTCACTGTGGTTGACCCAGCCGCGTGGTAGGCCGTAGTTGGGGAATAGACGGGAGTAGGAGCGGCGAGCGAGTAGTCCGTGCTTCCGCCAGTGGTCACGTACCCGCCGCCGTTGTTCATCGAGCCGCCCGATGCGAACTCCCAAACTGTAGATGCTGAAAGAGCCATGTGGTTTCCCTAACTTATGGTAACGTCGAAGGTACCCGCTGCAAAGCGCGGCGTTTCCCCGGAACCAATGTCCTTGTGGACCGTCAATTCCGCCGACCAAATCAGCGAACCCGCCGCCCCGTCGAATAGGCACGCATGGGTGACGTGCCCCTGGCTACCCGTAGTCGGCGCGAACTCGATCACGGCCTCATTGTCCACCGTACTCGTGGTACGTCCCCACCCCGCCGACAACACCTGTACGCGGTGATAGTCCGTAGTACCATGATCCGGCTCCGCCAATCCCGCCCCAGTCTTGCCGGGATCGGCCGTCGAGTAGCCCGCCCACCATTGGGTGGGGGCCGTCCAACTTGCCAACCCGAAGAAGTGGTCCAGGAACGCTTGGTCTATTGTGCTCGTGAACGCCACTTGAAATCTCCTTTAGAGTTTCTCTACCAGGTATATTGCCAGCATGATCGCCACGGGGATTGACCCCCCGATGAGGCCCCACACCCCCGACTTCACCTGCAACTTGGCTATGGCGATCTCGATTCGATCAAATCGTGCTTCGATCCATTCTCTATCTTCCTGACGCATGATTATCCAACTACCTTTCGGAATCCCAGTTTCCACAGAAAATCCGCAATCTCCGCAGAGGTACGTTCTATCTTTCGTTCACTCGCGGACCAATCTTCCGCGTGCAGGGCTTCGTGGATACACGTCTCCAATCCGGACTTTTTGTTGAGGTTGGCAAAAAGATAAATCGCCGGATCGCGCTTCGTGGGGCTATCACACATACCATGCAAGGATTCCACCACTACCCGGTATCGTTTCCCTCGAAACCTAAACGTCTTCATGGTTCTACCTTCCAATGATTACATAGCCCACGGAACCACCAGACCATGTATGCCGGAGTCGTTGCAAGGAACACCCACTCCTTGTAGTAAATTTCCAAACAACACCAGAGGGGTAAGGATAGAAACCCAACGAGGTATCCCCATCGTTCCTTTCCCTTCCGGCTCAGGAGCCACGTCGTCGCCATCGACACCGGGAGGACTATCAGTTGCAACAGCGTTCCCAGGTCCAGGGTCATCGTTCACCATGTCACTTTCCATGCCGTGCCCTCTTGACCTTCATAGCCTTTGCGATAGGGTGCTTAGAGGGTTCCACGCTGGCCTTTCCCTCCGCAGCGAAACGCTTGGCAATCTCCGGATGCTGTGAGAACATGAACCTGCGCTGCTTGTCCGACACAAACGGAGGCATATCACTTGTCCTCCCCCTTGTTTGGGTCGATTGGGTCTGCCGCCGGGCCGCGCTCTCCTGGGGGTCCCTGGGGTCCCTGGGGTCCCTGCATATCCGGGGTAACTACATGGAATCGGCACAGATCGAACCAACTACAAACGGACCCTATAGTATCCCGGAATCGAGCCACGGGGACCGCGTAGTTCAACGTCTCCGCCATCCCGGCCACCAGGATACCGATGACCTCGCTCTGCATGTTGAATACCGGCCCGCCGGAGTTCCCAGGAAATGCAGGACTCGTGGATTGCATCATGACATACCAGTCGTATTTCTTGCCTTCCGAACAGATTCTTGCGAGGTCTCGGTTCACGGCCGACAGGATACCGAGGGAGACCGTGTTGAAGTTGTCCTTGCCAAGTGGGGAGCCAAAGATGAACAGTGCCTCCCCCACCTGCATGTCATCCCCGGAGGCGAGTCGCACATAGGGCAGCGGCTCGGTGCCAGGAGGTAGATCGAGCTTCATCAGGGCCACATCGTTCTCCCGATCCTCGATGACATACTTTACCCCAAAGGACCTTCCATCATCGAGCGTAACCACATAGTCACCAGGCTGACCGTCTGAGACGTGTTTGGCCGTGAAGAGAATCCCACTGGGGTCGATAAGACATCCGGAACCTTGGCAACCACCATCGGGCGTGGTCTTTCTGATGTGGACCACAGCCCCCCTGACCTTAGCCACTTGGGGAGCGATACCTTGTTGTGGAACAGTGGAGTAGATATGATACACCCCAAAATACACGACAAGGGCTACCAGTACCACCAATACCCAGTTTACTCTCCACGTGCGCATTTTTCCAACCTTTCTGTCTCTTCTGACTGATCGTCCTGCCGACCGTGATGGTAGTCACTGTCAGCTTCCGACAGCAACCGGCACTCTTCCTCGCATGTGATGGGAGCAAACAACCGCCGCTCCAGGTCCTGCCGCTTCGTCCTGTCGAAGTTGGCGAGTGACTTCCCCAGGTTCATGGTATCCACGAACACATCTCTGCGGGGGGACAGAAATTCGATGATGCAGAACGTATCCAGCTTGTGATACCGAACCACGGCCAGGTCCCGTCTCGCCCGTTTACCCATCCGGCTCACGAACGCGCCAATCTCCCCACCCATCAGGCCGTGCTCGTCCTTGTTCCACGTCGAGGCCATTCCAATCATTGTTTCTCCTCCGCGGGTTTTTCGTCTTCCCAACGTGCCTCTTCCCCCCGAAGGGGTTCCACCTCAAGGTCTGGTCTTCGTCCTGGAAACTTGACAACCTTGGGGGTCTCTGCGGGGGCTTCCTCAATCATCTTCACGCAGGAGAGAATCAGGCTGACCTTCTGTAGATTGGACAAGCCCCCTACTTTCAGGGCGATGTCCGCCAACGCCGCCACTGCCTCTCCACCTTCTTTGTTGACTTGAATCACCATCTGGCTCATCGGGTTCCCTTTCACTTATACTGTTTGTCTCTCGATTTGTTGATTGCCACTAAGTCATCTGGTGTCGTTATAGACATTCCCATTCGATGTTGAGAACTGCCCGTTTCCTTAGTCCTTGCCCCCTTGATTGCCTGGGCAACCCTACCCCCCCATCCCGATTGGAACATCTGGGGATACTTCTTCTTGAGTCGCTCTTGAACGAGTGCTTTCTCCATTGCCTCTTTGATGAATGGATTATTCGCCGGTGTTGGTTTCACGTCTGCCATTATGCTCTCTCACTATGTCCAAACAATTGAACCGCCCACGCCCCATCCGTTTCATCGAGGCGCACGAGGTTGTTCCGCCCTATCTTGATCGAGTGGGGGAACGTCACGACCGTATTCCCAACCACGCCGCTCGTCGTCAACACGCCCACGTTGTATTTGATCGTCTTGCCGAGCGTATGGAGGTCAATAGGCAATCCCTCCCCATCCAACCACACCGTACTCGAAGACGTTCCAGTGTTGCTCGCCACCAAATCGGTATGGGAAGTCCCCGTTCCCTCGTCCAGGTTC